TAAGAAAATATTGGGTATTGATAAAATTGAATATAGAATTAGAGTTTTAGAAAGAGAAAAATATTGGAGAGAAAAATATAAACATGTCTTATCTGAACGCAAATCTACCCCCAATATATTGCAAAATTAGAAAGGAGTATCTTTATGATCTTAAAAAACATCACGGAGAAAGTGAAGACTGTGTTATCTTCGGTCTCACATCGATATCAGGGCGTGCACTCTTATTTAACATCATGTTACCAAATGGTGCGTGTTACTGGCGTCTCCCTATATCAGCGTTTTATCAAAAAGCTTTTGATAGATCCGACGTGCCGAATATGCAAGTACATGAATTGGAATTGTGGAACAGTTTTAGTTATTGGCCTAGTGTTACTTGTTTTGATTGGCTGGATGGTGTAAAGGGCAAATACCTCGGCTTAGACAAAAAATTTTATCATGGTAAATATTTATTTACGATTGATTGGGCACATCCAGACGTTAACATATTGGATACAGAACATTCTGAGATTCCTCAAGAACATAAGTGTGCACATATATTGGAGCTTGATAACGGCAATTATGCAGCTCAGCCTAATAATCGTATTCTGTGGCACATTAATAGCTATACTACTGATAACAGTTGGCCTGACTATAAAGTCCAAAATACATATTGGGATGCAGAAGATACGGAGTTTGTAACTGAGGATAGTGACAATATGTTTTACGAGATGTATGATAAGAAGAAAACATGAGTAAGAAGCCACTAAACATATCTGAAGAGGCAGCCGTGCAAATGCCTATGAAAACGGTTGCTAGTTTGATCGCAATGATCGCAGTCGGCACCTGGGCTTATTTTGGCATTCACGAAAAATTAAATCAACATTCAACAAAAATAGAATTAATGACACAAGACCTAGATCAAAATACAGAGTTCAGAATCAAATGGCCACGAGGTCAAGCTGGATCGTTGCCCGCAGATCAGGAGCAATACATGATGATCGAGGATCTTTATAAGACCACCGATCGTTTAAACAAACATATCGATTCTATGGCTTTGAACAAAGTAAATATTGAGTTCTTACAAAAACAAGTTGAAAAGATGTTAAATGATATTGAAAAATTAAAAGATGCAAATAGAGAGATAAAGTACAATGGCAACGGGTCGTATAACTAGAAAAATTTTAGACTACATAGCTCACATAAACAAAGAAGCTAAACAGATGAGTTATGTAAAAGAATTAAAAAAATCTGTGGAACATGGTAAAAATGGTACACAAAAATATGTAATTAAGGAAGGTGAAAACAAAGGTAAGACAGTATGATAGAGTCTATAGTAGCGTTGTTGATGTTTGTAAACGGAGAGATCAAGGAGCACTTGATCCAAGAAAATATGGCTGCGTGCCTTCGAGGTAAGCGTCATGCAGAAAGAGAGTATTCAGAATCTGTATCTTATAAATGCTATAAAGGTAAAGCAGAAACAGAGATATACAAAGGTAGAAAGGGAATCAAAACTTTAATATTGGAGTAACTATGAACCTTAGTCGTAATTTTACTTTATCAGAATTAACTAAATCAGATACTGCAATTAGGAAGGGTATAAATAATAATCCTAATGCAGAACAAATAGAAAAATTAAAAGCATTATGTGAAAATATTTTGCAACCTGTTCGTGATCATTTCGGCAGGGTAAAAGTAACGTCGGGCTATCGTAGCCCTGAGCTGTGTGCTGCCATCGGTAGCTCAGTAAACAGCCAGCACGCACGGGCCGAAGCGGCGGATTTCGAAGTGATTGGAACGGACAATGCTGAACTATTTGATTGGATAAAAAATAACCTAGAACCAGATCAGCTAATACTTGAGTTCTATACACCTGGTGAGCCAAACAGCGGTTGGATACATTGTAGCTGGATTGAGGGAACACCAAGAGCATCTTACTTGCATGCTTACAAATTTGAGGGTAAAACAAAATATAAACCAATAATGGGAAGTGCAAAGGAAATAGTATGACAATAAGTAGATCACAAATGACACAACAGATCGATGGCAAATTACGTGGTGCTAAAGATGAAAAGAAAAAAGAAAAAAAGAAAATATACGCCAAAAAATCCAATAAAAAGAATCCTCTCGCTAGGACATTTACTGTTTAGCCCAAAAGTGATACAATCGAAGAAGTTGTACAACCGAAAGAGGCTAAAAGACAATGACAAAACTATGTGCTAGAGGCAAAGCGGCCGCTAAAAGAAAATTCAAAGTTTATCCCAGTGCATACGCTAATGCATATGCTAGTAAAATTTGTGCGGGTAAAATAAAAGATCCTTCAGGTGTAAAGAGAAAAGACTTTAAAGGACCTAAACCTGCAAAAACGGGAGCAGAAATAAAAATTAAAGAAGTTGCAAAAGGATTACATAAAGCATCTGCAACTCATAAAAAACAAGCAAACACATTAGATTCAATCAAAGCATATCAAGGTAAGTTTATTAAGCATGACTCGGCAGGCATCAAAATGTCAAACGAGAGCTTAGTTAATTACTATGGCGATTTATTAAAATGAGTGAACGAGGTACTTGTTGGGAAGGTTATGTCCAAAAGGGCATGAAGAAAAAAGGGAATCGTATGGTTCCTAATTGTGTTCCTGCAGGTATGAAAGAGGGAGGACTTAAAAAATGGTTTTCACAAAAATGGGTAGATATTGGGAGCAAACGAAAAGATGGTTCATACGCACCTTGTGGTCGTTCAAAATTAAAAGAAGACAGGAAGCGGAAGTATCCAAAGTGCGTCCCTGCTGCAAAAGCGGCAAGGATGACAGACTCACAGAAGCGGAGTGCCGTTGTAAGGAAAAGAAGTAGAGCACAAGGAGTTGGCGGAAAACCAACAAATGTTAAGACTTTTGCATCAAAAGGTGCGTTTACTAAATATTACTATGGTGGTATGATAGATTATTAGGAGATTTATGGAAGAAGCAACAGAATACAAAAAATATTTAGAGGCATTGAGAAAAGCAACTCAAGACGGAAAGAAAAAACCAAAACCAGTAAAACCAGTAAAACTTTCTTGTGGTGGTATGGGTATCGCCATTAAGGGAGGAGATTTTAAAGGAGTAAAATAATATGAAAAACGGAAGAATAAAAGTACATTCTAAAATGGGTGGTGGTGTAATGGCTGCTACTAAAAAATTGAAAGCTCAAGGTAAAATGGGCGGTGGACAAATGAAAAAACCAATGATGGCTAAAACAGGAAAGTTAATTGGTAAACAAAAAAATCTACCAAAACATTTACAAGAAAAAATATTAGCGTAAGGATGAAATGGCAAGTTCAGGAACTACAAGTTTTAACATCACAATTGATGAGGTCATCAATGAAGCTTACGAAAGATGTGGTGTAAGAGTTAATTCTGGTCATGACATCAAGTCAGCTAGAAGAAGTTTAAACTTACTTTTTTCTGAATGGGGCAACAGAGGTATCAACCTTTGGAAGGTAAAATCTAAAACAGAAACTTTAGTAAATGGTTCTGTAACTTACACAACTCCAAGTGATTGTAATGACGTGCTTGAAGCTGTCGTTACACTTTCTGGAGGAAACCAACAAACTTTAACAAAAATATCTAGATCTGAATATATTGCGATTCCAAATAAAACACAAACAGGAACTCCATCTCAGTATTACGTAGATAGACAAATAACACCAACTATAAGTTTGTATCTTGCACCTGACACAAGTGCAGTAACTAATATATTTTATTATTATCTTGCAAGAATTGAAGATGCTGGAGCTTACACAAATTCATCTGATATGCCATTTAGATTTTTTCCATGTATGGTATCTGGATTAGCTTTTTATCTATCACAAAAAATTGCACCTGAAAGAATACAGGCAATGAAACTATTATATGAAGATGAACTTAAAAGAGCATTAGAAGAAGACGGACAAAGAACTTCTGTATATATCGCTCCTAATGTTTACTACCCACAAGGTTAATTATGGCATACGCAAGAGGAAAATTCGCTAAATCAATATCAGATAGGTCGGGACAAGAATTTCCATATAGAGAAATGGTAAAAGAATGGAATGGTTCATTAGTGCATATTTCAGAATTTGAAAAGAAACATCCACAATTAGATCCAAAACCTCATAGAGCAGATCCTATAGCTTTATATAATTCAAGACCACAAAGAAGTGCTCCTGTAATTGTTGATTTAGATCCAGCATTATGGCCTGGTCAGTTTACAAGTAATAACATGCAACCATCTACAGACGCTAATGAAGAAAATAAGAAAAGAGAGTTACGAGTTAGCTCAGGGGGTGTTACAATAACAATATCATGACGTTTGCAGAATTAGTACAAAAGGTTAGAGATTACACAGAAGTTGATTCAACTGTATTAACAGATTCTATTGTTGGGAGCATGATCCGAGATGCTGAGCTTCGTATTTTTAGAGAAGTAGATGCTGATTACACAAGAGAGTATGCAACAGCAAACTTGAACATTGGATCACCTTACCTTGATCTTCCAAATGCACCCGGCACATCTGGAACCTCTACGACTAGAAGATCAATAATTGTTCGATCATTTTTGGTCTATGATAATACAACTAAAACAAACTCAACAGCCAAAGATTTTTTAGATAAGAGAGATTCAACATTCATATTTGAATACAACAGCACACAAGCTACGGGTCTTCCTAAATATTATGCAAATTGGAAGGAGACAACTTTAATAATGGCTCCTGCTCCTGATAAACAATATCTAGTGCAGTTAAGCTATATCTACACGCCAGATGCACTTACATCCACAAACACTACGACATACCTATCTTTAAATGTGCCTGACTTGTTATTCTATGCGACTATGCAACAGGCTTATGAGTTTTTAAAAGGCCCGATGGATATGTACAAAATCTATTCAGACAAGTATAATGGAGCTATACAAAGTTTCGCGTTGGAGCAAATGGGCAGAAGACGAAGAGACGAGTATATGGATGGAGTGCCGAGGGTCAAAATTCCTTCGCCTTCACCGAATAATTAAAGATTTAATTAAGGAGAAATAACATGGCAATTACACAAGCAGTTTGTAACAGCTTTAAGAAAGAAATTCTTGAAGGAGTTCACGACCTAGAAAATGGTGGTGATGTTTTTAAATTAGCATTATACAAATCAACGGCGACTATTAACGCTGCAACTACAGCCTACACAGCGACAGGTGAAGTATCAGCGTCTGGTCAATATGCAGCTAAAGGCGGAACTTTAGCATCGCAACAAACATCTTTAGCAACAGGTGGCGTTGCAATAGTAGACTTTGCAGATTTATCTTTTACAGGTGTAACTTTAACTGCTAGAGGAGCGCTTATTTATAACTCAACTGAAGCTAACAAAGCAGTTTGTGCTTTGGACTTCGGTGCGGATAAAACAGCAACTTCTGGAACTTTTACAATTCAATTTCCAAATTTCACTTCTTCGGCAGCTATTTTAAGAATCGCTTAACGGAGGAGTAATGGATGTCGACTACTTGGGGTCAGAATACATGGGGTTCAAACTCGTGGAATAGTGATAATAACTTTATCGCCCCAAGTGGTGTCGTCATTTCAGCATCAACAGGAACAGAAGAAGCCTTCAACATTCAAGGTTGGGGTGGACAAACGTGGGGATTCAACGATTGGGGTAATCTAACAGATACCATCGCATCACCATCAGGAGTTCAAGCATCTTTTTCAATAGGTACAGAAGAAGCTTTCAACCAATCAGGTTGGGGTGGACAAACATGGGGATTTAATGTTTGGGGTAACTTAACAGATGCTTTCGGACAACCTTCAGGAGTCCAATTAACTATATCTCAAGGAGACGAATCCGTAACAGGAGAAATTAATGCTGGTTGGGGCGGAGGCCCTTGGGGTGAAAATGGTTGGGGTATCTTTGGTGATGTACTCTTATCAGGTTTAGGGGTAACTTCAGCTATATCTTCAGTTTCTGTAACTGCAGAAATTAATATTGGTTGGGGTGGTTTAACTTGGGGTGCAGGTAATTGGGGTGATTTAGCAAACCCTAATGTTGCCGTAACAGGTCAAGCATTATCAGCTTCATTAGGAAACGAATCAAACACAGCTGACGCAAATGTAAGCGTAACGGGTATAGGAAGAACCATTTCATTAGCGGGTGCAGTTGGCGGAACTTCAGTAGATCCGATACCTACGGGTGTTACTCTTGCAGCACAACAAACGAGTGCATTTGCAGGTGAATTAGTTGTTGTTGAAGTTTCATCTCCAGCAAATGATGAATGGGGCACAGAACCTTGGGGACAAGGTGCTTGGGGCGTTGGAGATGGAGTCACGATATTTGTTGGAACAGATACAGTTCAAACAGGTGGAGCTTCGGTCACCCTTACTGGAGTATCGGCGACAGGATCATTAGGAACTTTAGGTCAAGCCTCAATATATGCATTTACAGGAGCTCAAGCATCAGTTGCACAAAATAGTGCATTTGGTGGAGAGTTAGTAATTGTTCCTGTTACAACTGCATCAGCTTCACGTTGGGGTGAACAAGCTTGGGGCGCAGGAGAATGGGGTCAAGGTGTAGGTACTGATATTTCACAAGGTGGTGAAGAAGTAGCTGTCCCATCAGTAGAAGTAGATGTTACACCAGTAACTCTTGCAATCAGTGTTGGTCAGGAATCAATAAAAGCAGACGCAAATGTTTCCGTTACAACTGCTGGATTATTACAAACATCTTTAGGTGATGAAGATGCGTTCACAAATGTTAGGGTTTCTGTAACAGGTCAAGCATTAGGCCCTATTGTTATTGGTGATTATTTAGCTGGAATAAGTATTACTGCAAATCCAACAGGCTTGGAATTGACAGCAACAGCTGGTATAATGGGAATAAATGCATGGGCTGTAGTTGACCCTGGAGCAAGTCCAACTTGGACAGTAGTTGACAAGGCAGCATAAGGCAAATAAAATTAAGTATTAAATAAAGGATATAAATTATGGCATCAAGTTATTCGACAGATTTAAAACTCGAACTAATGGTAACAGGGGAAAACTCTGGAACATGGGGAGATAAAACTAATACAAACTTAAACCTAGTACAACAAGCAGTTGCAGGTTTTGAATCAGTATCAATTGCAGGTGGCGCAGGAACTACTGCCTTAGCAATGACTAACGGAACGATTTCAAACGCAAGAAATGCAGTTATCAAGTTAACGGGTACTATCACAGGAAACAGAATTGTAACAATCCCAGATTCAATTGAAAAAACTTACATCGTTGAAAATGGAACTACAGGAGCTTTCACGGTTCAGTTCAAAACTGTATCAGGAACAGGTCCGACTTTTTCTGCAACAGATAAAGGAACTAAACTTCTTTTTGCTGATGGTACAAATGTAAATGATATCTTAAGCAATTCGTCTGGAGTAAATCTAGTAAACAGAAATGAAGTAAGATTTGAAGATGCTTCAGGTGGTCAGTATGTTGGCCTTCGAGCTGCGGCAACTGTCGGATCAAGCTTTACTTTAAATCTACCAACTGCTGATGGTTCATCAGGGAATGGTTTAAAAACAGATGGAGCTGGAAATTTATCTTTCGGCGACGTCGCAACAACAGGTAAGGCCATTGCAATGGCTTTAGTTTTTGGTTAATATTAATAATAAAGGAGTATAAAACATGGCGGCACCAAATCTAGTAAACGTAGCAACGATCACAGCGAAATCTGTACAAGCTGCACTTACAACAACACTTACAACTGAGATTCTTGCTAATGCATCATCTTCAAACAAAGTGTTTAAAATTAACAATATCTTAGTAGCAAACATTGACGGAACAAATGCTGCTGATGCATCTGTATTCATTACAAAATCAGGTGGATCACCAATAGCAATTGCTTCTACAATTTCTGTACCAGCAGATTCTACTTTAACTGTTATCGATAAAAACACTTCTCTTTATCTTGAAGAAGGCGATAACATTGAAGCAGGCGCAGGCGCAGCATCAGACTTAGTAATCACTATTAATTACGAAGAATTAAGTTAATAGGAGGTCGTAGCAGTTATGGCCAAATTATTTGCTAAGTTAGCTAACAGCGAAACTACATTACCTTTAAGAGACTCTGGTTCTATTTCAGGTAAAGAAGTACTTAATAGTGTCTTATTTGATGATGACGCTACAGTTGAGTCTGTTCAAACTTTTCAAAATGATGGACATACATACGTTGAAGGAGAAGAAGGGAAATTTTGGATTTCTGGTTTTTATATTCCTTCCAGATCAAAATTTACAACTACGAATTCATATCCTAATACTTGGAAATTAGATGACACAGATCTAATTTATGGTCCACCTGAACCATGGCCATTAATCGACCAATCAATGCAAACTGATGATAGCGGAAATGAATATGAAGTCATTTGGGAAGAAGATCCAATGAGATTGATAAGAAAGCAAATAGATTCAGAAGGAGATATTATTACACCTGAAGTAGTCCAAGTGTATAATACTTCAAGCAACACATGGGAGAATGAATAATGCCAAATAGACAATATTTTAATAATGGTGGTATCATCGGTCCAGACAACGACCCACAAATATCAGCAGAACAAATTACAACTTTTTCTTCATCAGGGACTTTTAACCCATCTGCAGCAACTGCCGAAATTTTATTAATTGGCGGAGGCGGTGGAGCAGGCCCAAACCGAGGAGGTGGCGGCGGAGCGGGAGGCTTATTGCACTCTCCAAGTCACCCACTTAATGGTTCACCTTATCCAGTTTCAATTGGAGGCGGTGGCGGAGGCGGCGGTGGCGGCCCACAAAACTTTCCAGGTTCAGCTGGAGGACAATCTACATTTGATGGACACACTGCACTTGGCGGTGGTTTCGGTGCGGGACACGGAGGAAACTCTGGAGGCGGCGCTGGAGGATCGGGCGGAGGAGCAGGACACGCAGGAGGTCCAGGATCTCCAGGTCCAGGTCAACAAAGTCCAAGTGGTCCTTTTACAGGACACGGAAATCCAGGCGGATCAGGCGGAGACCCTGGAGCAGGAGGAGGCGGATCAGGCGGCACAGCCTCTCCTAGAAATACAGGAGGCCCTGGAAAACAATTTGATATTGAAAGTCCAACAGCTTCACCATCACAAACTCACTATGCTTCTGGAGGAGCAGGCGGAAGAGGATCAGGTCCCCCAACTCCTGGAGGAGGCTCAACTGCAGCGGGTGGTAACAACCAAGGCGGTGGCGGAGGAAGCCACGGACCTGTAAGGTCAGGATCTTATCCAGGCCAAGGTGGATATGCAGTATTCAAAGAACCAGGTGGATTTGCTGGAGCTTCTGGAGTATGGACTTTATCTGAAGTTTTAGATCTAGTTGCAGCAGGTAATTGGTCAAGCAGTTAATTGTTGTTTGATTAACTTTAGTATAAGTGCTAAAGTTCTGCATGGTCTTAAAGCACAAATATATCTATTTTAGAAACGTATTTCCTAAACATCTTTGTCAAAACATAATTAAATATGGTTTAGCAAAGGGACAATCTCATAATGCTGAAGTTGGGGATAATAAACGTGGTAAGGTAGTTAATCATATAATAAGAAAAAGCGATGTAGATTGGCTTGAAGACAAATGGTTAAATATTAAACTATACAGAATTATTGAAGCTGCGAATAGAATAGCAGATTGGAATTTTCAAATTGATTCTGCTGAGCCTGTACAATTTACAATCTATAAACCAGGTATGCATTATGATTGGCATGAAGATGCCTTTGTAGGTGCATATGATAATCAAGACAAACCTTATTTAAATGGTAAGGCTAGAAAAATATCTATGTCAGTGTTATTAAGTGACTTCAATGAATACAAAGGTGGAGAGTTCGAAGTGGACTTTGGCAACAGAAAAGAACCTACAAGGACTGTTTACGAAATGCAAAACCAAGGAGATGCCATAGTGTTTCCAGCTGATTTATTACACAAGATTAGACCTGTAACACATGGAACAAGATATTCTTTGGTAATGTGGAGTGTAGGGTGGCCATTTAAATGAACAAATTTAAACAAAAAAATTATTTTGTAATTAAGAAAGCAATAAGTAAAGAGTTTGCAGAATTTATTTATAATTATCTTATTCTTAAATCTAATGTAGTAGACAATTTATTTAAGGATAAATATCTAGAACCATTCAATACAGATTTAGGTACATTCGGTACTAACGAACAAGTAAATATACCAGAAACATATTGTTGT